TGGAGAAGCTACCAAAAAAAGTTTACTCTGTTGTAGAAGCTCAGTATAAGAAAAATGAAAACTCTGATAATAGACGGCAACAACTTAATACACCGAACGTTTCATACAGCGAAGATACAGTCGAAGAAGACGAAAAATCACTCGGATTACCAGGTAAGTAACTTTCACATATACTTTACGCTTAACGCTGTTAGCTCCTACGTGAAGCAGTTTGTTCCGGATAATACTATATTTGTATGGGATGAAAAGAAAGACTATAAACCCAATATACGTAAGAGTATACTAAAGGAATATAAGGGTAACCGGTCCAAAGACTCTACACCTCATCAGAATAACGAAGTAATAAAATCTATACTTTATTCGATGGGCATAAATTCAATTTTTCCTCGTGAACTAGAAGCTGATGATATTGTTGCGTATATTTGCAGAGAACATGAAGGTTCAAAGGTTATTATTTCAGTAGATAGAGATTTCTTACAATTAGTTAGTTCAGAGTGTACATTATATGACCCTATACGCAAGAGATTTTTTGAAGAGCAAAATTTTGAGAAGCAGACAGGGTTTAAGGACGTAGATCAATGGTTTACAGCAAAGTGCTTAACAGGTGATAAGTCTGATAATGTTCCGGGTATACCTCGCTTTGGAAAAGCGTCTGTTAAGCGTTATTTTGAGGACCCGAGTTTTATGTTAGATGAAAAACAGCGTGAAATATTCAAACGAAATTTAGATATATTTTGTTTAGATAAATATGAATCGCTTCCGGAAGAGGCGCAGTACTATAAGGACCAGCTAGCAGTTAAGGTTGAGCCTTGTTACAAGGTGTTTTTAGAATATTGTGAGGAATACTCATTTAAGCGTATACTTGATAAAAAAGAAGATTGGCATAATTTGTTTTTTATGAAAAGCTTATATAATAAGTTAAATGATCTCACTTCCTGAAGACTTTGTCATACTTAAATTTTTTGAGCTTGGCTTTTATCCAAAGTATAACAAATTTAATAACGTTTATCAGTGTAGCTGTCCTATCTGCAGAGAAGGTAAGTCATTAGGCAAGAAAAGACGGTGTTATTATATTCCAAAAAACGAAAATATATTTTGTCATAACTGTGGTTGGTCTGGAAAGCCATTAAGATGGATTAAGGAAGTATCAGGTACTACTGACGAAGATGTAATAAAAGAATTAAAAGATCATGTTCCGGATGTTGAAGATATTATTGCTAGAAGTGAAGATACTAAACCAAGCTTTGAAGTCGCTACCTTACCTAAGGATAGTATTAATTTGTCTGATAAGCTTCAGCTTGACTTTTATAGTAACAGCAATATTGTTACAGCTGTTCGGCATTTAATAAAGGAAAGACGGTTAGATACTGCCGTAAATAAACCTTCGGCGTTATATGTATCATTAACTGATATGGTTCATAAAAATAGACTTGTTATACCCTTTTATAATGAACACGATGTAATTGAGTTTTATCAAACTAGAACAGTTCTAAACAAAGACCATAAAATTAAACCGAAATATTTAGGTAAGGTAAATGCAGAAAAGACTTTGTTTAATATTGATCGTGTGAGTAGTGATCACGATTGTGTTTATATTTTTGAGGGGCCTATTAATGCGTTCTTTACAAAAAACTCTGTAGCAGTTGCTGGTATTACTGAACGTGGTAAATCGTTTACGCAACGACAAGAAGAACAATTAAATACAACGCTTAAGTACTATGATAAGACGTGGATACTCGATTCACAATGGGTTGATCAAGCATCCTTAGTAAAGTCTGAAGTACTACTTAAGCAAGGGGAGAGGGTGTTTATATGGCCGGAGAAGTTTGGTAAGAGATTTAAAGACTTTAATGATATTGCTATTGCTTGTAAGATAGATGAGATTAAGTGGAACTTTATAGAAAAAAATACCTTCGACGGAATCGAAGGTATTGTGAGGCTATCTGAAATTAAAAAGTATCGAAATCAGACGTACTTAAACTGAGCATTTCCAGTTTGTGCAAGATAACCTTTAAATGACTCGTTCAATGCCGCAAGCTCAGTTGCAACTCTAGCAATCTTACGTTGCTCTGAAGCTTTCATTCGATCAAAAATAGTATCAGGTTCTGCATTAGCTAAAAGAGTTTGAATAGAATCAGGAGACGAACCATTTAAATACTCTAAAAAGGTTTCAATCTCTCCTACCCACCCTTCAAGCTTAGCTCTCATAGCTGCGTTGCGTTCACTAACAGCTTGAGCAGCTTTTACATTTGGATCTTCCTCTACAGCAACTTCATCAACCTCAACATCCACATCAAAGTCTCCAGCTTCAGTATTATCATCTAATTCTGCTTCAAAAGCTGCTCTTTCCTCTTCAGCCTGCTCGTTAAGTGATTTATAAAAACGTCTTTCGAATTTGGTCATAAAATTATTTAGTCTCTAGCATAAATAATTACATGGCTAGCCCAGAATTTCCTTACAGTGTAACACCAGACGATAAGCCTATAACGTTTCATATGAATGTACAGGATCAGATCGAAATGTACAAAGATAATGAAAGACATCAAAAAGCTCCTCCAATTCTTCCGTTTGAATTAGAACAAATAAACGAGCTGTTAGGCAATACCTTCGTTTCCTTAGCTGAATTAAGAAATATGCTTTCGAAAGCAAAAGCTAATGAAAACATTGCAAGTGGTGTAATTAATAACATAAACGATAAAATTGATCGAATTAACGAACTTATACTTGATATTCCAGAGGACTTGTCTAAAATAGCTATATGACTATCTTGAGGTCTTTTTTGATTACCATATTGGTATCTCTTGCTATTGGATTTGGTTTACGTAATATATTTGGTTTTTGGGAAATTACTGTTCTTGCTTTTGTCTGTCAATTTTTAATTGCATTTATTATATCTTCTCTGAGAATAAATAAAGTTGATAGCTTAACTGCTGAATTTGAAGGAGAACTACAGCAGTTATTAGAGCTTAATGAAGCAACAATTGTATGCCCTTGTAATAATTATACCTTTCGCGAAAATATTTTTATTAACATGGATAATACTTATACGTGCGAAAAATGTAGTAATACATATAGGGTAGATGTTAATTTAGTACCAACACTTATTACAGAGACTGTTGACATAAATAAAGCCTTCGCAGATTTAACAGATAAGGCTGAAGATGTTAAAATAACATCAGAGTATACACAAGGAACGGAACTATAATATAATATATTATTATGGAAAAACATAAATTTAAACTAAAAGACGGTACTACAAAAGAAATGGACTTTGATGAACTAGTACGTTGGGCATGCTTAATAGAAGCACTCGAAGTAGTTGGAGGAAGAAACGATATAGATATTGAAAGTAGTAGCTGGATTAAACCATTAGCCTTTCAAAAATATATTGATGAAAGATTTCACTCTATGAGGCATGATCTTAAAGTAGAAGCTTCTTTAGGTAAACTTTAACCTACTACAATTTTACCATTTGCAACATCGATAGTTTCGTTTTTATTTCTTTCTAAAGTCTTAATTAAACTATCGATGTTAATATTCGGGTCTCTTAACCACCCCTTTTCAGGTGTACCGAAACACTCGATACCACCTTTACAGCTAACTAAAAACGGAAAGTTTTCTGTATAGATAATTTTTGGCATATTGTAATGAAAGTAATGATTTATATAACTCTCATCGTTGAAAATGGGCTCAATCCCTAATTCTTTATCTTTTTTTTGCCTTTCTATTAATGTATCACAAAAATCAAAAACTTTATTACGTTCACCACCAAAGAAGGCACCATAATAATACATTAAAAACCGGTTTGTATCTTCAGGTATAAAACATTGCGATTCCTCGTTTCGTTCAAAAGGAAAACTACCAGGTCCTTCTTGTGTCCATTTTCTTGAATGAAAATGTTCCCCGCCAACGAGATCATCACCTATAAACCAGTCTGTAAAGGGGTTTGAAATATTTGTATCAGCGTCAAAATAGTAGATGTAGTCTATATCACGCCACTCCGGAACTTCGTTAATACTCTTTATACCAGAAAATTTAGAATTAGTACTATCTACCCAGCTTTCATGTATTACTGGCATGTGTTTTACTCGTCGAGCCATATCCTTAGATATGCAGCTATAAGGCGAAGTGTTAGAAAAGAAAAAATATTTTATAGCATGATCACCTCTATAAAAATTATCAAATCTCTTTATAAACCTAATTCCTAAAGGAAAATAGCCATTTGAAGCTATTACAATAACACCTACTGTTTTTCTCATGGTATATCTAATTCTTTTTTAACAGATTGGATATGTTCCTTCGATACCTTATCTTTAAATCTATTAATAATTTCATTAGTATCTTTACCGATCTCTTGAAACCCTATCATATAATTTCGGAACCTATCCTCTATTGTAGGTCCATACGACACACCCAGTGGTCGACCAAATCTATGTAACCATCGAAGAGAGGGGAGACATACAGCTTTTCTCCCTGCATTACGGTACTTCTCGTGAATATAACCTTCCTCACCACCAAACCCTCTAAATTTCTCATTAAATCCTAACCAACTATCTTTTCTACAAGTAAATAACCCTAACCCTTGAGCTGGAATTTCGAAAGCTTTTCCATCTGGATTTAGACCTCTTTTATCTGTCTCCCATACACCCCACATATCAGCACCCCATTTAGTAAGGTCAAAGTGTGTGCTAATGTTTTCCATATCATCATATATTAGAGGCCCTTGAATGAGATTTCTGTTATCTTTACCTGCATCATAGAAATCTAGAAGTTTTTTTAAGCTACCAGGCTCGAGCAACACGTGACAGTCCAGCACTAAGACATATTCAGTGTTTGCAAGTCCAAATATTTTATCTCTTAGAGATGTTGCAGAAAATGCATCAAATTCAACGTATGTTAAAGGTTCAGTAATCCATCCCATTAATTTACGGATTTCTTGACCTTCAGGAGATTTAGGATTATTGTTAATAACAACAAATTCCAACCGGTCTAAAATATCTTTATGATGTAATCTTATAGATTGTAACGTAAAATAGAGACCTTCGAAATCATCATGAACACAAGTTCCAATAGTAAGCTTTCCCACATTAATAATTACTAAAACCGTAAATTATTGCAATCAGGATCCTCTGGACATAAAGTGGTTGTTGGTGGTATTGTTCTAATAACCGGTGCTAGAGTCGTAGTAACAACAGCTAGGGTTGTAGTAACACCTATTACCTCTCTCATTAAGAAAGGCCTCTGCAGAGGTAGTATTGGAGCAGGGTATATTCTCACCACCGGTGCTCTTGGTGGTTGCGTGCCAGGAGCAGGCGGCTGTGTTCCCGGTGCCGGAGTAGGAGGTGGTTCCGTTCCATCAATCGTCCTAGTACTAGTGTATGTAGGCGGTCTTCTTGTTGTTTGTGTACAAGGCGGTGGTGGTGTTGTATAATAAGGTGTTGTCGATGTTGTGGTAGAAGTAGTGGTAGAAGTAGTAGTGTAATATGGCGGCGTCGTGTAATACGGTGGTGGTGTCGTTGGCGGTGGTGTAGTTTCCTCAGTATATGTAAGGTCTATATTTGTTATAGGATCCGGGCCGGTCTGGATTAACCCAGAATCGAAAGGACGGTCGTCTATTCCTCCGGATGATCCTGATGAATCATCAGATGGAGGATCTTCAGGCATTTCAACGCAATTTCCATTCTCATCTTCCTCAAATCCCTCCGGGCACACGCATCTCTGAGATTGTTGGTCCCATACCCTTGGTGGTTCGCAATAAATTGGTAGTGGAGTTGTAGTACCGTCGTCAGGAGGCGGAGTTGTAGTACCGTCGACGGGAGGTGGGGCAGTTGCCGGCTGATCAGAAACGATTCCTTCGTTTGGTGTATCAATTGAAGAATCCCCAGGTCTTGAACCTTGTGGTTCGCAGCATTTTCCATGCCCATTGCATAACTGCCAGGGATTATCATCTTCTGTTCTTAGACCAATTCCATCTGGAGCAGTTGATTTATAAGGATCTCTTCCCAAGCGTCTAGCAAATCTTGGACTTTTTATTGTATAACAACGACCTTCATACTTAACAACTATTTTTGACCAAGATCCCCACTCTTCAGGTTTTAATGCTGGTAGACGCTGTCCATCCGGTGTTCTTGGATTACTATCTGCAATTGCTTGTTCTACAAGATCCCCTAGATCAAATATACCTAATTTAGAATCAAGATTATCAACCCAAGACTGTTGTCCTGGAAGACCTTCTGGATCATAAAACCATTCGACATACGGACCACAGCAGTCTGTAGAAGGCGGGTCTACGGAAACTATACCACCGCCTTCAGAAACAACATCACTTTGTCGTCTAGCTATTTCAGCTTCATATGCATCTATATCTTCTTGTAAATATGTTGCTTGTAAGCCAAAAGGGTCTTGAATAAGACCAGCCCTTATTCCATTAAGAGTACTGCGTACAGCATTTAAAGCTTGAAGTAGCTCGTCACCACTCATCGTTGGTATCGCGTCATCTCTTTCTTGAACTTGCTGTTCTCGAAGCTTTCTTATATTTGCTATTAACGCTGCTCTTCTTTCTGCTTCTTGTTCACTTCTCCGTTCTAGTTCTTGTTCATATGCTGTTATATCCTCTGCATACCATCTAGCTAATAATCCCAATGGATCCGGGATACTACCTGATTCAACTCCAGCAAGCCTTAATCTAGTATCATCCAACCGTTTAGCAAGATCTTGATCACTTAGAGAAGGTATTACTTCATCCCTGTTCTTTGCTCGAAGTTCATCTCGACGCTGATTTATCTCGTCTAATCGCTTTTGCCGTTCTTCTTCTCTCTGTTCACGCTCTGCGGCCTGTCGTTCTCTCTCTAATTGTGCCTCTGCAGCTTCTGCTGCTTTACCTGCAGCTCGAGCTTCTGCCTCTGCCTGTTGGTCTGCTTTTTGTTGCAGGGCTCTAGCCTTCTCAGCTGCTTGCTGCTCCCGCTTTCTTCTTGCTTCTTCAGCTTGTCTTTCTCTCTCTAATCTTGCAGCCTCTGCTGCCCTTAAGGCAACTTCAATAGCTGCTAATTCTTTTCGTATATCGATATATACTTGTAAAATTTCACTTAATCTATTAACAGGGACAAGTACACTATCGTAAAATTCAATCGCAGCATCTTCTGTTAACTGAGTAACTTGCCAACGTTTATCACCACCAGCCTCCGAACCAAGAGCCTGGGCATCGCTACCTAATAAATTTACAGCTTCTACTTCTGTAGTTAATTCTAAAACTGCAGATAATGTAAGATCAAGATAAGGCTCAACAGGGGCAGCCTCCCCGTTGTTAGACGCGGTACCGATTTCATTTAACCAAATATTTATATTGTTTTGTACTGCTTCTACTAGAGGATATAACCCTTCAATAGCTTTTTCAAAATCCACAGAGGCATCATAACTAGCCTTAACTCTAGCTTTAAACCCAGCACTAAACTGTCTGCTATTCCTAATCGTATTGTGTAGATTTTGTATACCTGGTCTAAATCGACCAATAATTGTCCTCGCGTTTAAAGCTGAGTTAGCATCCTGATTAGCAGTAGGAATACCAGATTGTATGAGACCGTTTAATATCTCTCTCATCTCTCCCAGCGACCCCACACCTTCAGTTGGAATAAAGACAGACGCTCCATCCGTGACTGTCGACGCAGCAGTTGCACCCTTTCCATCTGTACTGGTGCCTTGATCTTGTGTAGGTTGCTCCTCTTCACTCGGACCTTGTGGAGTTTCCGGTGGTGCATCAGCCGGCGTTACAGGGTTGGGTATATTTTTTGTAAGTGATCTTGTATGTGGAACTCCATCAATAATTTGCTGAAGCGTAACAGTGATATCCATACTACCGTCTTCAGCAACCTGATCCGCTGTAAATCTTAATCCTGGTGTATTAATATTAACCCTGCCCTGTTGTTCTGGAGTTTCAGGCTCGTCATTAAAGATAGATGCTGACTCCCCCTCCTCTAATTCCTCTTGACTATTGTAATCTTCAACAAAAAACTCTACATTACCATCAATATTTCGAGTTAAAGTAACGTAATTAATCTCAACAATACCAGCAGTATTTTCGAAAGAATTTACAACGCCACCGGTACCTAATTGTGGGTATTCATGAACACCGCAAATAATATCTGATATTTCAACATCTGGGCTTCCTAAATTTACGCTTCCAGACTCGGGATAACCAGAGTCTGTTCTAAAGTATTCTGCATCGTTCGGATTCATTATGCGCTAATATTAGTAACGGTTGTTGGTATTACATTTGGTACCACGCTTAATTGCGGTGTTAAAATAGTTTCTGTAGTAACTTGACTACCCTCATACCCTTCAACATGAAAGTTCCTTAAAAAGAAATCTTTTGCACTTAATTCATAAGCAGCAGCAGTCGCAGCATAATTTGCAGAGATTGGCGTACAAAATGAAAACCCACAATATATATTTTCTATATTTGATAAAGTAGTATATCTTGTACCTAGATTAATAGATGTTAATAAAGTATATGTAGTTGTATCACTTTCTCTTGAATCTATATATAATTTTCTCCCTAGATCTACATATCTAAATCTTAAAGTTCTATATGTATCGGTAGAAATTGTACTAAAAGATGTAGATATAGAAGAAAGATGATTGTTAATGACTACATTATGTAAAAAGTCCCGCACTATAATTGACTCTCTTAACGCCTCCTTCTCCTTTACCCCTGGCCGGCGGTCTCTACCTGATAAAGCATATTTACCCGTGGAGTCAAATGCTACTTTGACTAACATACCACTAAGTATAGCACCTTCAAGTAAAATTGTAGAATCACCTTGGGTTTTTAACATTTTTGAATCTTCTGTCAATAATGCTTGAGCTGATAATACAAATTCCGGGTCTTGATCTCCTAAATATTGACCAGGTAAAGAAGAAATCGGCCCGGGTAAGTTAGTTAAGAACGTTGAAAACCCTAATTGGTAGTTATGAAACTTAGCTGTTGTACCAAAGCTAGTACTAGGCAGCTTATATTGAAAAGACCATGTTATATCATAGTTAGAATTGAAAGACTTTCCTACCTCAATAAAATTGTAGTATCTTGAAAGAGCAGGTAAAGTTATATCAGTCGGAAAACCGTCTAGTTTGGCCATATATATATTTAATTACTCATTCCTTTATAAAAGTACAGGTTAGGGAATTTGTTTTTTGTATACGTGTCTTAAACACTAAAATATATCCAAGTTTACCTAATTCAAGCTGAATTGTCTTGAAATGCTCATATGGTATATTAAAAAGAATACTATCGAGCTCGCTATCGTATATTACGTAGTCGGAAAACTCCTCACAGAGTGCATTAGCTCTGCAAATATTTGCATTCATGCAAATATTTATTCATCAAACACCTGTAAAATCTTATCTATCTTTTCTACAATAATAGTATTATCTACTAACAGCTGTTGCTGCTCAGATGTAAAGGACGTACAATTAGTTAAAATACTTTTTAACGATACAAAATCTTCATAATCTAAACCTTCAACTATTACTTCTTCCATACAGTAGTTATATTATTTTAACTATAAAGCAACTAGTTCCATTCAAATACAACTATACCAGCAGAAGGAAACCCAGCCATCGGATTATTTTTATGAGATCCGCCACCGCCACCTGGTGCTGGTGCATGCCCCCAGTAACCAGCTCCACCATTATCTTCTTCATCACCGCCATCATCTGTATCAATACCACCGGTACCGCCTTGTATCAAAATGGTTTCAGTTGGTAGATAATTACTTTCTGCAACAGTTGGAGTCGCTGGTGTTGAGGGATTGCCAAATGGCCCACCAGGAGCTGTCACCAGGGCACTGGTACCTTCAGCTGCTGGCTCGCGTATGTAACTTGTTTTACCACCCGGTGAAGCCGCCCAAACCGGTGCTGCAGCAACTTCAATCGGAAATACTGTTCCAGGTTTAGCAGATAAATAGCCAATTGCTGTTGAGCCAGCGCTTCCAGATCTATAATCACCTACTGATCCAGATCCCGTTACGTAAAACTTAACAAATGAAATCCCGTTTGGCATCGTAAAGTTATGATTACCTGCGGCAGTATATCTTTTAATACCTGGCGTTGCTCTTCTTATTGTTATCTCACCACTAAGTGGGTTAAATGATATTTCAGTCTTATCAACTACTTGGTCAGATGGCGATCGCATCGTTGCTGATAAGTTGCCCCCAACAGTTAATGTCGGGTTTGTTACACCGTTAAAAGCTTTAATAATAAAGTTCATTCCAACAGCAGAAAGAGTTGTCTTCTGCGCTGATAATCCCGCCCCGCGAGCTGGGAATTGATATCCAAGACTCTCTGCTGCACCCGTACCAGGAGCAAATCCATGGATAAACGTTGAGCTTAAATTCGGTACATTAAATGTATTATTTATAAAATTACGACCATACTGACCGCCAATAGCTGTAAGAAGATCGGAATATGTGGTCGCATCCACAGCTTGCCCGTTACAATTTAACCACCCATATGGTGCAGCAGATATAGGACCTGCATAAGGTGTAATAGTGCCAACAGGTATTAATGCTGCAGTAGTTGGAGCTACAGCTGAATATACAATTTTTGGCACTTGCCAAGCAAGTTGCGGATTTAAAGCAGCGTCTGTTGTACTATAACCTAAAAATGTCCCAGGCTGTGGTTCTGTTGTCGGGAAAGTATAATCTACAGCATTAATCTTTAATTTTGCTGGTAATGAAAGGTAACTAGTAACTCCAGTATCTCGTTGATATACAGTATCAATGCTAATCGCTGAACTTAATGAAACCTTATTCGATGGGTCTAAAGTAAGAGAACTTCCAAGAGCGTTATAATCAATGTCTCCAGCAGATAGCTTTCCAACAGTAATTCTATTTTGTGTGTCTATAACAATTGTTGTATCCTTAGCGCTTATTAAATTAGATACTGTCGTCCAATCATTTGCTGCGCTACCTGTTCCTTTAGTCAGAACTTTAAAGCACCGGTTATCCGTATCATATGCATAATCACCACTAACAGCTGGCGCTAAATTCGTTAAAATTGCTGCTGACCCAGCCCATTTATTACCCGTTACAACTCCACCTTTTACCACACCATCTCCAACATATAATCTTTTTGTATCTGTTGTGTAGCCAAGCTCCCCTGTTTCAAGAACAATTTGCTGTCTATCGAAGTTAGTTCCTCTTCTAACAAGAAGCTTTAGCAAGGTATTTTCTAATATTTCTATGGCCATATGTTTTAATATTTAATAACTATAAACAGGTATCGCAAATCTATCAAACTTATTGTTATCTGTATTAGCAGGATTACGTACCGTTCCTGACAATGACATTGTAATGAATCCTGCAGAACTTAGTTGTACAGCATTTGCTCCGGAGTCTAATCCGTAACACACTTGCTGTGTATATTTATCGGTAAATTTATTACTAACTTGATTCGGCGCGCCGTTAAAGATATTTAGCACAGGATCTTCCGCGTATTTGATAATAAAGTTAACACCAAAAGCACTAAGGGTATTATATGGTGGCTTCTTATCCGGACCAGAGAGAGAAGAGTCGGTAGCGCTTAAGAAGAGAGTCGCAGTGGTAGATGTAATAGCTTCCCCAGCTCCATATAACATAACATCACTTCCTGTTAATTTAGGTATTAAGAAGTTATCCATTCCTGTACCACCATACACAGTACCTATTTTCTCAAAAAGATTTCTATACTTTGGATTTGCTACAGCATCGAAAGCGCTACCATCGCAGAGTAAATACCCAGCTGGTGGTGTTGTAAATGCTTGCGCGTGTGGTAGTATAGAGCCAATTGGTACCCCGTCGCCTGCGCCGGCGCCAGAAAGTCCAGTTGCTGTAATAACGTCAAAAATGGAAGATTTTATTTCTGTAATTAATCCCTTCTTATTATCTATGTAGGGCATTTCCATTACTTTATCCTCAGCGCCTGCTAGTGTGATTTGACCATTAGCATTAACTGCAAGAAGCGTTTCATCTACTGTTCTTAAATTTGTTTGTAGTTGATTTGTTCCAGTATTTAGAGACAACCCACCACCTAGTTTTCCACCAACACCAGTGCCGTCGCCACTACCAGCCCAAGCTGAAACAGGAATTGTTAAATCTTGTAAGCTTCTTAATTCTAACTTATTATCACCATCAAATTTAAATTGTTTTTCGTTAACGTTAAGTGATAGTTCTTGGGAATTACCTGCACCAGGATCTGTACCTCCTTGTAATCCTGGCCCGGTTAACGTTTTAATCTCTCTTTCTGTTATAGAGCCTGATTTTGGCGTTAATCTTCCTGTAGCACCGGGAGCACTTGATAATATGATATAATCAGAATTTAATGCAACCTGCGCTGAAGCGTTAGAAGATAATAAGCCATTACCAAAAAATGTCGAACCTAAGTATGCTCCATCGAGGGACTGTTTCTTTACAGTCAATTTATTATCCCCATCAAATTGAAGCTTATTATTGTCAGGGACATTTCCTATATAAGCCCACCCGGATAATGCATCTGTATAATCTTTTCCAGTAGAGCTAGCACCGGTTAATATATATAACCTACTCTCTGCATAGCCTATATCACCCACTTGAAGTCCGGGTGATTCACCTGCTGCTGGTCCTAAACTAGCTTTATTAGAAAACGGCCCGACGTTCTTATTACCAGCGACAAAACCACCATAAGTAGCACCATCACCAACAAACAATCTTCTTGTATCTAGAGTGTAGCCAACCTCACCCTGATCCAAAATAATTTCCTTTCGCTGCTTGTCGCTACCTCTTCTAACTTTTAATTTTACTATAGTAATATTTGCCATAATTTTATGATATTCGTTGCCATACGTACACCCCATAAGAAGGTGGTATATTGTTATGCTTAGTTCCCTCACCAACTAATGTTGATTCGGTTATATTAGTTGTTCCCAGGTTGAAAGTTACTTGTTCAGAATCTTTTACTATTACAGGCGTAACACTATTATTGACGGCTAATTCCCCAGCTGTGGCGCTGCCTACATCAACTGCACCTAATTCTATACATGCATTATATACATTAAAATCCCACTCAGGGCCAACACCTTCTGGTATTACACTAGCTACAAATCGTGTTTCACCATTCCATAGACCAATTACTTCCTTATACTGAAATTGTGTGTCTGTTTCAAACGCTGCGCGTTCAACTGCAGAATAATTAGCAGCAGATCCTTTCATAAAATTAAGATCAAGCGATCTTCTCATAATATCTTGTACATTATTTACATCGCTACTATTATTACCAAAATCATTATCTAAATTCCATCCAGAGCGCGCTGCTAACGCATTACGATACCGCTGCTGATTTGCCCACTCGACAGATGAGTTAGTAGTTCCAACCGGCGAAGCTTGGAATGTTTGCCCGTTGCCTACTGGGTTCCCGGTTGATGCAAACACGTCACTCGCCCCGACATTCATATCATGTCGATGTGGAGGAAGATTGGCAATGGAAAGCTCTGTCATGTATTCACCGTCATCTTGACCAGAACCAGGCGGTCTTGTATAATCACAAAATTTCTTAAAATCACCATTTTTATCCACATGTTCCCCCACACCAACTAAAAATTGCCCTTCAGCAATAATTTGCCAAACAGTTCCTGCTATTCTTGTTTGAGGGTTAATATTATCTAAGGTTAGCTGCACACTACCAACCGGAAAAAAGGTTTCTAACCAATCTGTAGGACGTAAAGGCCCTTCAGGGTATATGTAATTATTAATTACAACTCTTTTACCACTTAGAGCTAATCCAGTAGAATTACCAGCACCATCAAATACTTCATTTAATACAGGTGCAGAATTTTCATCATTAAGATGAAGTAAAGAAGTATAGAAATCAGATATAAATTGATCTGTTAAACTCTCTGGCATATTACTATTATTTATGTCGCAATTTGAAAATACTATCTAATGTTGACATTTCCTTGAGTTTCACCATATACTAAACCACCGATTATTGTAACTTTACCAGCTATAGCTTTTACTGTAAGACCTCCATTACCAGGTTTTTTTAGCATTCGCCCAGTACCCCTCGTATCCATCTCAGGTCGCCATGTACGTCCACCTCTCCATGCTAATCCACCGGGCGCGCCCCAACCACCACCACCAGCAGCAGTATTTTCCGTGTAGACTCCGCTCCATAAATCTTGCCCGCCAATTACACGTCTGGCATTAGCTGGCTCGTATATACCGGGCTGATTAGTACTACCACCGGCAATCAGCGCGGACCTATGATTATAACCATCCCAACCTGTAGGTGATAGATATGAAAATCCATTATAATTTAGATATGTGGTTACTTTTTGTGACGTGTGACTTCCTCTCCCTGGTTTATTTACACCGGCTATAATATAAGGAAGACCAGTCGTGCCTCCATTAACTCCATTAGCTCTCCAATGCGGTCCAATAGCTCGGTGTGGACCAGACCCGTAACCTGATGGCGATCTCAACCTATACCCGGAATTCCATCCCTTGTATGGTTGACTACTATCATAAGCTGTTTTATACGTTTCAGTTATTAGAGGTTTTGATCTGCCTGGTCTAGGTGTCTCTTTGACACTCACCGATCCATTCCTTGCTGGTGCTGTATTACTCCATGCAGGGCCGTCAGTTCTTATGTTACCGTCGATATCTATAGCGCCAAAGCGAGATCCAGGAACACCTCCTGTACCACCACCGTAAGCAGTAGCCGTTAATATACGACCGCCACCACCACCTGATCCTTGATCATCAATCTTGGTCCGACCCCTGTCTCTTCCTGATGAGCCACTCCCTCCAGCTTCACCACCTATACCTGGTAAATTTGGAAAAGCTGGTCCCCAGCCTACTGTTACAATATCGCCTGTAGATTTAAATAGTTGTAGTGAATACTGACTAGTAAAATGATTAAACCATCGACCATGGCCTCCCGGTTGACCAGGTTCACCGCCTTTACCACCTGCAGCAGTTGTTCTCCAATAATCATAAAAGCCAGAATTAAAATCAGCAAGCTGTACAGATCCACTTGCAATATCATATATACTACCATCACCGTCACCAAAGTTCCACCCAGGGAGTTGGAATATTGATGCGGTTCCACCCCATCCACCACCAGCGCCACCGCCACCACCGCATTCACCAACTTTTGATGGAGACCCACCGCCACCACCGCCGCCTATACCGCCATTAGTGTTATCAATAGTAATTTCAGAGTTACCAATTACATGTATAGCATCTCCACCGTTTTGTCCGTCTGTATACACAGTACCACCATTGCCGCCTCTTCCCATGATAAATCCTTTATTTATCAACGTTAAACCACCAGGAAAAGTATCTATAATCATTCCAGGCACTTTATCATCATCAGGGTCATCGGAGTATATATAAACACCTTCATCAACTATTATCGTACAAGCTGATTGACCATTCCATCCTTCTCCTACAGCCCACTCGTTTAAATTAAATATATTACCCTTAGTCGATTTTTTATTGCTTTTAATAGTAAATTGCATTGGCAACACGCGTATATCCGGTGGTAAATTATCAACAAAATCAAGAGGAACCCGGCGCCAAAAGTAAAGAGGTCGGTTGGGCGGTATATTGTTATGTCTGACACGTTGTCCGGTTGTTGATGATTCAACAATCTTATTTTGAGGTATACGAGAATAATATGTATTATCACCGGAATATGCTTGCTCTACGGTTTGACCTAGTTCTTTTAATCTATTCACACCAGCAAGCGCTTTCGCAGCCTCTTTAACACCGAGAACTTGTATTATAAAATCTCGCGCCTTAATTAACTGATCGTCTGGAAATCTACCCGGGTGTACGCGGTCACTAACTCTTGGATCATAAAAAGAAGGTTGTAATCTGAAGTTAGTACTTCCTATTGTCCAATTTACGTTAACTGGTCTAGGGCTATTACCAATAAATTTACCACTAGTATTTAATATACCACCCCACCCAGGTCCTCCTGCTTGCGGTGGTGCCCATCCCTTAAGAGGCTGATTACCAAAACGAGGATCAAAATCTCTATCTGTATACACCTCACCTCTACGATGCTTTTCTCTTATTATATAATCCCTATAATTAGGAATATCTTTATAAGTTGTATTATATTCAAATGCCTCAACAGCATCATCATCTAGATATCTACCATCTTCTCTTTGTAATTGATCGGGGTTAATAGTATCACCAAAATAAAAGATAAAACCAACGTTGGTGCCTGTCCCAGCTTGTTGCTCTGGAACAAGCTCTAGTTGAGTATCGGTAGTATGGCTATGTGGTGGTAGATCATTAATAGAAATGCCTCCTCTAAACTCCCCAGCTTTGTCGCCATTAGCTAGGTCAGTTCTTTGTTTATTACCACCAGCAGTAAAAGTAAATGTATCATTATTTTTATCAGTTCCAGTTCCAACGCCTACAGGAAATAACCCCTCAGACTGTAATACCCATTTTGTTCCGTATATTCTCGACATTGGATTTACATAATCTGCTGTTACAATGACGCAATTAATTGGAAAAAAAGCATCTAACCACTCTTTTTGATAAGACCAGCCTTCAGGTTCAATGTAGTTATTAATTATAACCCTATCATCAATTGTACTAAGAGTTAATCCAGTTGAATTACCAACACCATCAAACACAGTTGCATTACCGTCTAGATGCGCGGAGGCCATGCTAGCACCGCTTACATGTAGTAATGTTGTGTATGTATCTGCTATACGGGTTGGTCCAAGTCTTTCTGGCATATTATATATTTATCTTTAACATTTTAAGATCGACAGATCAATAGCTGCTCCCCCCTTCACTTGGTTGTGAGCTTCTAGGTGCACTTGGTTGTGAGCTTCCAGGTGTTAGATCTCTCTCTTCTTCAACGCTAGTAATATTTAACTCTTCAAATTCAGCATCTCCTACAACAATAGTACCTATAAAATCATCTTCTTCTACAGGCTCTTCTGCAGTATCTAGGACACTATTTAAAACTTGTTCCTGTAATTCGAAAAGCTCGTTAAATACTCTCGATATAACATTATAATCTACAGCTTCATTTTCATGAAATTCTATATCTCTAAAATTAATATCTAATCCTTTATATGTAGTATACTCCCTTAATATGGGAATCCCATCTACTACTGCTTTTGAGGGTATAAGACTTAAATTTAAAAATATACTTACCGTATCTTTAACAATATTCTGTATCTCACTATTTAAAGATATGCCTAAACTAGACTCACAACTAGTTATCTTTTCATACAAGTTTTTAAGGTCAAGAGGTACAAAATTTTGATATAATAAATTACTTTCCTTAAACAGATATATTCGACCAATATTATGCATCAAAAAGAATAAATCAGTATCATTTTTAGTAATTATATAATTAATGAAGTTAAGATAGTTTGATTTTAGTATGTTAGAGTTAAACTTTTTTTGTATTAAATTAAATCGTTCACCGGTGTTGTTAAAGTACATATCCGGAAGATACTGTAGATTTTCAGGGTTAGCGAATCCAGAAGCTTCGCTAGGATTTGATATAAATCTCGTTGTAATAAACCCCCTATCGTTTAATATAAAGATATTAGAATCATTTTGTGAGAAAAATATCTCTATATCTTCTTCATTTACTGCGGTAAAGTCATATGTCGGGGTGTGTCTATATATAACTTTAGGATTTAAATTTGTACTTAGATCGGTTATTTTTTCTGCATCTAACTGATATAAATAAAAGACTCCATCTGTGCCTGTATCACCACTACAAATATCCGGAGGTGCTTGACTTGGTTCAGTTAATACTAGTATAGAATCATCTGAATCTCTTATATCAAAAGCAATTATTGTTTCCTCTTCGCAAATAATATTTTTAATCAACTTATTTGAATACTTATTTCTAATAGCAATAGCCGGTGTACTGCCACCATCCTCATAAATTTCAAGATATCGATATCCGAGCAGGTTGTTACCTATCTTAACTGTTTTGTCTATAATATTTTCGTTAAGGATTATCTTATCTACAAGTTTTAATTTACCACAAGGATTAACAAAACTATTATCATACAGATTTAAATCTACAGCATCACTTCCAGCAGATAGACTATAGAGAATATCCGTTGAGTTATCATACGTAAATCTAGTACCGCCTTTGAACAACGTTTCGCCATCTTCTTGGTCTGGCATTATAGGTATAAGAGTTGTATTTTTTATAAAACTACCAGAAAAAGTATGAGAAGCTGTTGGCGTTGTCGTAAAGTAAAAAAACGTTTCATCGTTATATACAAACAATGTACTATCAATAGTATCATCTAATACATTTACACCAGGCACCTTGTTAATGTAGCTAAAGGGATCTATTTGTAGAGGGTATATATTATCCTTAGGCAATTTTGTATCGTTATTGCGTATATCAAATTTACCACTAGATAGTCCTAAAAAATAAGCATTACCGTCTTTTGCAGAATTTTTGAAATTAAGTAAATCTGTTTGAGATATAATATTTAAAGCATATAGATTTAAATTATTTTGATTAAAAATTTGTAAGTTTGTATCAATAAAAGATTGATCGATTACTCTTCTAGGCGAAATCTCTGGTTTTGTTAACACCGTAGACCGGTCAACCGGAGTCACCGTTCTATCGAATTCTAACTTATCAAGTATACAATTAGCAAAAAACGTGTCTTGCGATTGAAGAATTTTTGAAGCAGTAGAGAATGTCTTACCTGTATAAGCGACGCCATCTCTCACGTTTACAAAGCCATTATAATCCGCTCCGCTTAAGGTAAACGATCCACCAGTTGTATATTTAAAGTATTCAATCATTTCTTGTAATTTATAAACTTAACTTCGTTAATATTTGTTGATTCGGGTATTGCTTTATTAATATTTGATAAAATAATATTTTTTACTTCCTCCTGAATACCTTTATTAGTTATATTTAAATTTTTAACATTTATATCAACTGTATTACTCTTGTGTTTTAAATTTGTATTAATAGAATTAACAATATCAATATTATCAGTTAAGTTTCTCATACCACATGGCAGCGAAATAGTAATATCCTGAATATCGTTTAAGTTCGAACTAAATAAAAACGCCAATCGTTCGTTTTCATTTAATGGTTCTAAGGATAAGTATAAATTATCGATTGCGACTCTATCTTCTTGATCTAAAGCAGCATTACGTAATATTTCTATACTTTGTTGTGTATTATCTTCATCCGTATAATATATAAATATGTCGCCAAAGAGTACTCTTTTTGTAAACATTTGAAACGCGTTAACTTCGAAACTAAACAGCTCAACAGAATTAAGAAATAGCTTACCTTCGCCGAGAATTGCATCGAAAGATAAAAATATGTTATTCATCTCAAATAAGTCTATTTCAAAGTCATATTCAAACGTTGTTTCAGCTATTCTCGCAGATAAGCTAATTCCCTCTGTACTATTATCAAAAAACTTATATGTAAACTTACACTTCTTTCCATTCTTCTTAAAACATATACCACCGTCGATTGCATTATATTCTGATTCAATATAAAAATCAGTTGTATCGTTTTGTATTGTAAATCCTAATCCAAATCCTCCATTCTTGTTTATAGTTGAAAAATAATTAGCGATCTGCCTATCTACCGTTGTTGCATCACAAAAATTAGTAGGCGACTTCATTACAAAATCGTCTTTTGTCACTCTAACGTACTTGTAACGTTTTGAGGGCTCGAAAACTAAATCACTTTTCTTATCGAAATATAATTTTTTAGTTACTGATGTTTTTAGAGTAGAGTTGCTCATTATTAAGTTCTCTACAGCGGTGTCATAAGTAATATTAAACGACGGTATACCGTTAAGTGCTGCTTCTTTTGTAGTTAAGTCGGGGTAAAAATATCTATCAACCCAAACACCACGCTTACCAATTCCACCTGAAAGCCAAGTGCAAAGATAAGTTACATTTTCATTTTTATCAACATTATCATCCAAATTATACACACGATCAGCTAAGCTTGGAGATAAAAATGCAAACGACCCACAGTCTGTAAATTTAGTGTCATTAATGTTTATCTTATCAAACGGTTGGAGGGAAGATGGCGTTGTAAAAAACGTAGTTCCGGGTGTGATTATTAAATCAAAATTATTATAAACATAATTCAATGCTAATGTTTCATTTTGTTCACTATCAATATCCGAAAATATACTAGTATACCTTCGTAAGTCTTGTGCAAATATAGATGTTTCCGATGTGGATAATAAGTTATTTGAAGATGTAAATGAATCTTGTGTATTAACTATATTTTTTAAATTTAAGAAATTAAACGTAAGGGCATTTTCATTACTTGAACTATATAACAAATAATTAGACGGGAGATTAAAATCACTACTATTATCTTCAATTTTACCGCTATTATTATATGTAACGTATGAAGCATTATAGGGTGATGGTGTCGTTAAATTTAATTCTTGATCTAATCTTATATGATAAGAATTAGCTACAAATTCGTTGTATAAACCGAATTGATCTAGTCGTGTCGCGACAACCTTTCCACCGTTACTATTAATAACATATCTATCGATAGTACTAGCTTGTTTTTTTGGAGAATATAAATTAATATAACTATTGGTAAGATATTTTGATAAATTATACTGCAAATTAGCGCTAGATAGTGGTATTTGACTCTCTGCAACAAAAAGAACATCACGGGTATCTGTAAGCTCGGTCTCGTCTTCTACTACAAGAAAGTAGCGGATATTATTTTTACGAATACCAACTCTACATGTAAAATTATCCACTAGTTCAATCTCAAAAACATCCCCACTTAACTGCGACACTGCTGCAGTCCCGTAATTTTCCGCTTCATAAATTACATTTTCTAATCTAAAAGAACTTATTGAAGCATTTCGAAAACCGCAAAATGCATTACCCGTTACACCGAAATTTAATGTGGTACTATATTTTCCTGGCTCCACGTTTGGTGATGTATACGTTGTAACGTTATCTAGTAAATATTTGTCTGTTAGGTAAAAATTAGTATAGTTTAATTTTTTAAAGCTCTGAGATCCAGATAGAGCTTGTATAAAGTTTAATTTAAAATCGCCATTAAAAGTCCGTGAAAATTGATCTAGTTCAATATTCATCGGACAAAGGCTAGCCTCTGCTGAACTAAGCGCGCTTAGACTAGATTTTACTAAAGATCCCATTAACAATATTTATGCTGTATCCTCTTTATAAGATTTGTTATCTAACTGAACAATGTGGTTACTCTCTTTGGTAAGTAAAGTAAATCTCGAACTATTGTATTTATTATTTAACAAATCTACTCCAATCAACTCCATATCCCCGACAGTCTCGTAATATCCTTGTGTGCGTATATTAAGTGGTGCGCTCAATTGAGTTGTTTGACCTGTAATATAGCCTACATTTATTTTTAAAACAACAGATTTTTTTAACGCATAAGATGAAGGCTCGTATATATGTTGATATATGTCAGTAATATACTTAGGAGCAACACCCTTATTAATTTCTGGGTAAATAGAATCCTTCTTATAGTCTCGAAAAACCGAAACATCAGGCCGTAAAACAGGTGTATTATCACCCCAATCAATAGCTAAATAATTAGGAAAAGTATCAGAATATATATCTACTAAATTTAAGGTAACCCGCGTCACATCAAAGAGTTCAACTGTTGGGTATACTTTTACAGTACTTGGACCAGTAGTAGATATGTTAAAGGTATAAGTGTTCATAGTATTAAAGCTGCTGCTGAAAGCGGTGATGGTGATACATTAGTTGTTGTAAGTGTTGGTACTCCGGTGCCACGGCCCGGGCCCCTAGCTGTAGATGATAGAGCAAAAATTATATTATCTAAATCAAGTATATTTTTCCCTGTTTGTGTAAAGGTGTAGGTGAACCTACTATTATTACAAACATATGCTTCCGAATTTAAAAATTTAATGCCGTTAGTATATTCAAAAAGATAGTTTAATAGCACAGGTCCTTTATTTTGATCTTTTAAAATTACACCTAAATTAAATTGCTGGTTATCGCTGCTATAGGTTAGTAAAGGCTTGCTACATTCAATGTATACTGAATTATCACCGGTTAAATTGAAGTAGTATGAAGAAGATAATACAGTGTTTCCAGCTGTAGGAAATAGCTGTGTAGTTTCATCCTCTACATAATTATATCTATAAACCTCTGGGTAAAATCTATCTCCTTTATAGCCTAATTGTGATCTTGCCATTCTACAATAAAATACATCATCACCAACCTTTAATCTATTACTTACTTTATCAAAGAAATTAGTATTAATGGCAATAGAGTTTGTAAATGTATTTGGACTCTTAAATTTATTATCCTTATAATTGGTTCTTTCAACAACGAAGTAGCTACTTGTTTCTATAAACAATGTATTATAGAAGATATCAAAATTAGTTACAGCCGTTGAGAGTTCATTACAAATCGTATTATTATACTTTGTAGATATGTATGGCAACTGCTCGGTTAATTCTCTTACTGCTGGCGTGTCCCATGACTTGTTTATATTTTTTACGTAAATTTTTCCTAAATGGTCACGTTTATTAAAAAAGCTTTCTTTTGCTGATGTTACTGATGCTATAGAAGTTTTAGAATATACAGTTGAATTATAATCAAAATCTTCTTCGCTCGGAGCGTAGTTAAATACGATATTATCCGTAAAACGCATACCATCGTAACTTTTCACATCATTTCCTGTATTTCCAGAACCTCCAGATAACCGGACATTAGCAGAAAAGTCTCCTGACAGAGAACGCGTCCATGCATCTGTGTTATCGCATAGAGCTCTAAATATAGTTCTATTTGGAAATGATACCGGGTAAGGAGGATTAGTATTAAATTCACCGATACCAGCTTCAGTTAATTCTGAAAAATAAAATTGCGCAGAACTATCAGCGTAGGCACTTAACCCAGATCTAAGTGGATCAGCTAAGGCTTCCGTATCAGAAAATTTAAAATATGCTCCTTCTTTTACATCAGCATCAATTGTCAAGCTTTCCGGTCGCCCATAATCAACCTGTAGGTAGTTTGAAGGTTCCAGTAGTGACTGATATGGTTCAAAATATCTAAAGAAAATATTATAAGCAGAAGTTGGAAAGCTTGTCCAGGTGCTTGGGGTATCTGGGAGTAACTCGGCAGGTCCCCTTCCAGTGAATCCATTAGTAAATGTAGATAGTCCCGATCTTACGGTCTCAGAAAATGTTGATGAGTCTGTTGTTTTATAAGAAAATTTATAACCTTCACCATACAGATCATCAAAAAATTGATAACCGTTCATCATTAAGCTTTTTATCTTTTTTGAAGGCTCTAAAATTACATTATTTCTGTAATAATTATAATCTTTTACTAGCCCAAAAATGTTACCAAAAAGATCTTTCTTACTATCATCAATGTAGCCTTCATCAAATAAATACGATAGATCTGTATTTAAATTTGTATCTAACCCCAACTTAGAGTTATAACCAATAAAAGAAGTGCTATCTCTATCTGTGTTAGGTTGATTTACAGCAATCCCTTTACTAGCGTTATTAATTGATCGAGAAGTATCAATAATAAAGGTTAATACATTCTGTGTATTAGTAAATAAATTTGGATCCGGAAAAATATATAATTGATTTGGTTTATATATTTTTTTTGTAAAGAACTTTAATCTTTTTCCTTCTATAGTAACAATTGCAGAATTTTGTGGTCTAAAGAAGCCTAAGTCTCTTTCACTTATTATTTCATTAGAAAAGACAGAGGCTGTAGATGGAAAGTCTTGGTTTAAAAAATTAGCGTAAGGTTTTTTAGCTTTAAATAAGAGGCGAAGGCTACCATCTTCCTCTAAATCCGGCTTTCCGTTTTCATCTGTTTCTAAATAATAAAAATCAGCCCCCATGAATTTTTCTGTCAGCTTTCTTTTATTACTAAACAGTGAATCTTGTTCAATATTGTAATTTAAACTTTGTCGCGCTTCTTTAAGCGATATTAGATCTTCACTTACGTTAGAAAAAACTTGTTGTATTAATGTTTCATTTTCTGCCAAAAATATATTATCAGCAGGCAATCCACGCGGATCGTAACTCTTAAAGTTTTTACCGTATTCATCAGCATCCGGTTGTCTATTAAAGTATTGTGAAAAGTTATCAAAATATTCTGTTATTGAAATAGATAGATTACCTTTAATTTTTTGAATATTATAATCTCTTGCTGCTGTGCTTCTATTTTCTAAAAAATCTAAAACAAGTTCTGTCGTGGCTTGTTCTACTCCTAACGAACTTCCCTTTACCTTAGCTTTTGTGGTAGAGTAGTGAAGCTTCTGTCGTTTTTTCTTATAATATTCAATAATATCTCTTATCTTTCTACTATAGAAAGACATTGCTATTTCCATATCATAAGGATCAGCAAAATCTAATTGCGTAAGAAAGGTTCTTTCACTATTAGTAGAAAAATTTAGAGTAATATCTCTTAAAAAGTCTCGATATCTCTCAATGATAATGTCCTTATTATCTTTGCCTTTATTTTCAGTTTTTATGTTCCACCTATTAATATAGACGTTGTAAAACTCTGTTAAGGTTTCTGGCTGATAAGATTCACTTACCACTTCAATAAACTGGACAAAAGAATACGGAGTAAATTTATCTAATGCGTCACTGCGACTTACATTAGGATTAGTTATTGATAAGTCAACTTCAGGGTAACCTGTAACAATTGTGTCCATTAAACATATTTATCTCTAGAACAGAGATAGACTACTAAATAAGGAGTTTCGAATCATTACATCGAATACATTATTATTACCTATCAATGAACTCATTGGCGTGCTGTAAGTTAATGTTGTTAACCCGGTGCCGTAATCTATTAAGCCACCTTCTATAGAGTTATCATATCCAGGCAATATACTATAGAAATCGTAAAACCTATTTACATCAGTAATACTATCATACGTTTTTGGTAGTACTAAAGGCCATCCCCAATACGGCGCGCCACTAGTTGGATTTTTTTCCGATCCACCGGGGTTAGTAGATGAAGTGTTAAAATCACTAAGCATGTAAGTTTGGAAATTTCCAGACTTCCCACGAAAGCCACTTAATGCAGATAGTGGCTGATAGGTATTTAACCTAGTATATGTTTCACTAAATTTTTCGTAAGCTACAATATCTGTCCCAGCGGACACTTCATAGGTCTGCGAGTCTAATAGACTGCTTAAGTTTTTACCATATGTTGTCTTTGTAGTATGACCTTGTGGATCATAATTTTCATCAAATTTATTTTGCGTGCCTCTAAATTTATTATAATTTACACTAAGCACACTCATTAATCTATCTACTAACTCTGGTTGCTGAGCTAAAGATCGGTCAAATACTAAACCATCATCGTCTGTCAGTTTTGATAGATTAATAAGAGAATTGATATCACAGGTATCGATGTCGCTGTTATTAGATGTAAAATTTTGAATTTTTTCCCAAAGCTTTTTTCCAAGAACTGTATAACTACTACTTACGCTACCAAAAATAGTCCCTAAGAAGTCAGTAAATAAAATATTTTTATCTAATAGTACTTCTTGAAATCTTAAGTCTTTTATCGTCTGCTCAAAGTCAAAATCTTCATTTTGTTTATATGCTTCATAATAATTTTTTGGGTAACATGTAAAAGATGTATAACCAGTTACAGTGTTAGTTGCTGTTGTTGTTGTAGCTGTATTATCATATGGGCACTTAGCACTTAGAGTTAAGAATGCAGGTTCTCCTGATATAGGTAAAGTAATATCATTAAAATTTAAAATACCCCTATACCAAAATTTTGTATTTATTGTAGATAGTGTGGCACTTAAAGTTTGTATCGTATAATGCGAGGTACTTACAGGAACACCGCTGACACCAGGAACAATTTCAGGAGATCTACCAGAAAGAAGTTCAAATATTGGATATCTATGACTTGACAGCGACTTCATTGTATAGTAGTTGCTGTTTTTTGGTGAAAGAATAAACGGTATATCTAGCCCTTTAAACTGTACAGGGGATACATCGAATGTACGTATACTATCACCTTCCCCTGGTATACCATTTGATGTTATTTTTATACTACTGAGATGTTGTGCAGAAGCCGCTCCGACAAGAGAAGAAAGAGTTACGGTGAAGTTGTTTATATAGTTATTATTTTTATAACCTGTGGTACTGGGTGAAAAAATGTTATTTCTATCTTTAAAGAAGGATATGTTAATTATATCGTTTCGGTGTAAGCCCTGCTCGTCAGTTTTAAAATAAATTACCTGCTTACCTGAGCTTCCAACATTAACGCTTGATAAGGCTTCAGGAGTAGTGGTAACTATTTGAAAAGCACTGGGACCTTTTCCGGAAGCATGATTATTACCGCTAAGACGCTTATATATACTAGCTGAAGAAAGTGCAATTTTATTAACCTCTACATACTCATAACCAGATAGTGATTCTATATACTCTTTCTTATAAAAGGAACTAAACTTTTTAAGATTGTTAAATTTATTAGATTTTAAATTGTAGTAATTGGGTACATCAGACCCTGACACAGAATAAAATATATCTTGAAAATCTTGGTAGAAGGGCGATTGTGAATTAATTGTTATAGCATTTGAAAATTCTCCTGAAGATAAACTTAGTATATTTGTTAATACAGGTCCGCTTGAAACAGTAAATGTATTGGTAATATAATCGATTATTTCTACATCTGTACTGTATGATGCGAGTATAGAGTTATTGTTACAATCACGCAACACCATTCTTACATTATATACACCGGGGTATTCATAAACATGTTTACTTGTCAACGAATTTCCAAAAGTACCATCACCAAAATCAAATGTAGCTTTTAGTGTGTTGTATTGTGTTGTTACATCTTGACCGCCAAGAGAGCTAGGTATACGGGCTTTAAAAGTGAGTGGAGTAAAGGGTAGATTATAAGAAGATAATTTAGCTTCACGCTTATAATCTTCTACATCAAATGTTGCATAGTTTACTTTTATATCACTCATCTGTTATAACAATGCGCTTAGCTACGGATAGTGGGGAGTATAGGTAGGGAAACTTAAAGAATGGTAGAGTTATGTCTTGGTTTACTAGCTCTATGTCACTCTCAGGATATTGAGGATTAAATGATAAAAATGATATTCCACTAGTGAATATCTCACCGGTTTGCTCATTTCTCGTCTCTATTCGCTTTATACCTTCTAACGAAAGGATCCTATTAGTAAGATCAACTAATTTTAAATTTTGACCAAGGGAGTTATCATTTGGATCAAAAAACTTTTTAATTAAACTAGCTATGCGCGTTTTTAAAGTTGTTTTGTTAATCTTATTATTTGTTTCGCGAACTGCATATAATTTAGTCTGATCTAAAATATCTAATGTTAGGTTAGATGTGTCTCCTATACCTAAACCAAATGCCATATAAATAGGATCTCTCGGTACAACAGTATTTGATAGCATTTTACGTTCCTGCGTCTGCGTCACAATATAATTTTTAAACGAATTACTTAAGAAAGGAGGGTATGACTCATCCTCTGTAATAGTAAATTTAGGCGCTACAAATACATTGATATTATTAAAGTCACATGCATCAGCAAAATTCACTTGGTTAATTATTACTCTGTTTACTTTATTTGGATCGACACATATGTCATAAAAATATTGTATATATTCATTAATATAACTATCATTACTTACAACACGTGTACTTGTCACAACATTAGCTAAATTTCGTTCTAAGAATGACTGATAATCTTTTTCTGTAACAAGTCTTAGCTGCGAAGAAAACAATTTTGGCGCGTTCTGTCTAATTTGTTCGACCGTTTCTTCTGTTGAAAGAGCAGAAGAATTGAGAGGGTTATTAAATGTAATTTTTGGACTATTACTAATGTTTAAAAAGGTAGTCTCGTTTTTGTTTGGATATAAGTCCTTAAATAAGGCGCGCTGTCTTGTGGAGTCATACACAAACAGTTTATTACCATTAATGACATTTTTGCTAATAACGCCAGCTGTGTTGTCGGATAGTATATAGTCAATAGATACGATATCGCCTTGATTGAGCTTTTTACCAAATACCCCGTTACCAAATTTTACTTCATAGTGACCGTATTCATTTAATCTTAGTTCGCAAACTCGATCAACAGATTTTGTAAGGTATAAACTTTCTACAATTTTATATTCATAGTATGTGTCATTAGTAGACTCCTTTACATATATGCTTAACGTATTATCAGCAATAAACTTATCGTCATTATTATCGACAATATTATCAACAACAACTGGTAGAATCTCAAACTCTTCACCCTGCGCTGTATAATCAGGGTATTCCTTAATTGTTCCTTGATATAGTATGACCTCGTCGTTTATAGTCTGTAATGTTTCCTTTCCGGGGGTTGTCTTATTGAATGAATAATCTTTGTTAAAATTATACTGAATACCATCAGCTATAAAGTATGAATATTTACGTATAGTATAATTACCGGTGGGTAGAGCTGCTGACGCTTCAGCGTTTATAGGAACAATAGAAGTCTGTTTACCTGCAGGTTTATAACCTATCAACTTTACAATCTTGTTCATGTTCTCATACAGAGTAGCTTGATCAAAATTTACTTCAGCAGCAGTATTATTTAAATAGAATAAAAGAACATGATAAGAATATGCAATGATATCAATCACCGCAGCTAAGTTACTACCCTCGTAATTTTGATCGGTAAATTTTTCATTCTCATTTAAGCGATCAATAATATAATCTTTCAAACTCACAGCATCAAACGCTACATACGCGTCTTGCGGTAGATTAAAATCTAAAAATTTATTCGAGGTATCGTTTGTATTCGTTGGCATGGTTTTATAATACGTAGTATCCGTTACTATTTAATAATGACTTAAGTGTTATCCCGTACGCATTGAGCGATGGTATATTTATTTGCATAGCTATGTAATATTCCTGCTCGTCTGTAATAGCATCTACATTTACGTTTATCAGTTCTATTCTTGGCTCCATATCCGGTAATTTTGTATCGATGTCATATTTTATCATATATGCAGTTGAGCTGTTAACCGGTTCAAAAAGATATCTTCTTAAATCTATACCAAATTCCGGGTTTAATATTTTTTGTCCAGGTGAAGTCAAAAAAGCATTAATAATACTATTTTTAATAGCTTGTAAATCATACGACCCTTGTACATCTTTTAAAATAACATCTTTTTTTAGTTGTTTGTTGTAGTATACTTCCGGAACTAAATCAAGAAAAAGATCCTTATACAAGTAGCCGTCTTTTAAGGCAGCATCTTCACTTTTATCAACTGATAAATCTGTTAATTTTATAAGAGCCATTTATAATATTTAATACCAGAGTGGTAAATCGAATTTAAGGAACTATAATATACTCATAGTATGCGTGTTAAAGGTAAAACTGATATTGATGTAGAAATAACCCCTCAAGAGTTAGTATCAGCTCTTAAAGAAGAGGTGTATTCGAGAATGAATTTTCCTAAACCAAATGAAGGTCGAGTATACATCAAAGACGGACGATTTGTTCATAAAAAGTCCGTGTACACAACACACTCTTTCGAAATTGAAGAAGATCTAGGTCTTGCTATAGAAGATGACACTGAAGTGTTTACAGCGTTTCATACTTTAGCAGAATTTCTTAGAGATTAAGTTACCCGATACCGTGTGATTATTTGCAGGTCTGCATAAATAATATTATGGCAGGTAAAAAGTTTGTTAATTTGCATGAATCTTATATGAGAAGATACGAGCGTGGAGGCTTCCTTGTAGGTGATGTTTTTAAGTTAAATGATGACTATCAATCGACTGATTGTTATAAAGCATTACCAAAGAGTGTTAAAGATATGCTTACCAAGATGAGCGATTCTGGGCTACATATTAGAGTTGTTGGAATAAAGGACACAGCTCCAACGCGTTACCCCGCTAGTTCAGATCAGTCTTCTCTTGATGTAAATTTAGATCTTGCTCTTGATGAAGGAGGAGGTAGATATTCACATTACGTTACAGTACCTGGTCTATTAGGACATTCTGTTCAGTATGCTCCAAATCTTCTCCCTATACCGGATGCCATGAGAAGAAAGGATAAGGTTACAATTAAGCCGGAAGAGTTTGTTGAAGATGAAGAGCATCTTTCAAATAGATCAGATAGAGGAGGTACAGAACCACATGGTCTTACGCCCACCGAGAGGTCCTTACCAAAGCAAAACACTGAAATTCCTTGCGATCCTGTTACTCCGTCTCCAGCTGTAACTTCGTATACAGATAAGTATTTATCAGATCTTAAAAAAGGTCCTAGTATGTACTAGGTTACAACCTTTTCAAGATTTACTAAACACGCGAAGGCGTTAATTTCTTTATCCACGACAAACGCGCTTTTATAGAGATGATCTGCAATTATAGCAATCATCTCTTTCTTTTTCATATCGTCAACATTTGCAGAGTAAACAAAATTTAAGTAATTACTTAGCAAGGTATCGTAATCACCTTGAAACCTATCTTCATTTTCAATTAGATATCTTCTTGCTTCTAAACATTGCTTAGAAGCTATTTTTTTGTAAACGGCTTCGAGCAACTCGTTATCACTAACAACGCTAGTAATGCACAGCTCTGAATCAATAACGTTCTTTTGTAGCTCATTGATCGTCTTCCGTAGATCGGGGAAGTGACGCTTGACGAGTTGGACGAACTTCTTCTTTTGTTCTTCCGGTACTTTAACATTTTCATCTTTAAGAATATTGTAACATCTCTTTACTGCTAACTCAACAACAGGTTTGATAGTTAGTGATTGACATCTTGATTGCAAGGCTGGAATAATTTTATGCTTGTAATTTGCAGTAAGAATAAACCGACAGTACTTAGCATACGTCTCCATAGTATTACGCAAAGCAGCTTGTGCTTGTGAAGTGAGACCATCAGCCTCATCTAGAATAACGACCTTAACCCCACCATCAAAAGACTTAGTTTGTGCAAAATTAGTGATATTATGTCGTATAGTATCAATACCAGACTCATCAGAAGCATTAATATAAAGATAATTACATCCGAGAATATCGTTAACAATAACTCTAGCAAGGGTGGTTTTACCAGTACCAGGATTACCAACAAAAAGAAGATTAGGTATTTCATTCGTATATTCTTCGACAACGCGTAATGTCTCTTTATCTAAAATAACATCACTCAGCGTTTGCGGTCGATATTTTTCAACCCAAATTTTATCAAAATCAATCATAATTATTTACCTGATGAACCAAAGCCTTTTTCACCGCGAAGAGACTCTTCAATTTCACCTTCACTAACTTCAACATCATGATTATTATAAACTACAAACTGAGCAATTCTATCACCAGCTTTAATTTCATAATCTTTATCTGTTAAGTTATACAGCTTAATTCCAGCACTACCTCTATACCCGCAGTCAATAATACCTGGATGAGGTAAAATACCATGCTTAAAGCCTAAGCCAGATCTGCCTTCAATTCTAACCCAATAGCCTGGTTGAATATAAGCAAACTTTAACCCCACATCAATAACCGCAGATCCTTTTGCAGGAATAGTTTTATCCTCCACACACGTAACATCTAGTCCTGTGTCGTCCTTATGGTTTTTAGAAGGGAGAACTGCATTCTCAGTAATCTTCTTAAATTTCAATATCATATACTTATAATAAGATATATTGTAAAAAATTCAAGTATAGATTAAATATACGTGTATGGCTGAAGAAGAGCTAGATGAAGCAGTTAACGATATTATCGCCCAAATAAAAGGTAATAATAAAACTGTACGTGAAAAGAAGCAAGATGTAGCTATCGATAAAGATAATCTTGAAGAGTTTATTATGAAGTCTTCAGGTAAATTAGTTACCAAATCACTTGAAATTGTTGATAATGTCAATGATTATATCTCATCGGCTCCTGAAAATAGAGATGTTGCAGCCTTAGCTGAAGTAATAAAGGCAACAGCTGGTTCAATAGATACGCTGCAAAAGCTTCATAGCTCAAATGAGAGAAATGAAACGCAAAAAGAAGTAAAGCGTATGGATGTTGAATCGAAGGAAAGACTAAACATTGCTGATAATCAAACTAAAATGCTATTATCTAGAGACGATATAATGAAGGCTTTAGTAGAAAAGGATGATGATGTTATTGACGTTTAGAACTTAAGATCATCGCAATCTTCTTCACTTACACAAATATCTTTTTCTTTAGCTTGTGCTAGATAGTCTTGAAACTCTTTCATTGTATCGAATGGCATCCATACCGTCTCGCCTGTACTCGTTGGGTGAGAATGTGAACCAGACAAAGCGCCGTTAGTTAATTCAAGTGTCTTATTTGAAGCACTTTGAGGGCTTGTAAAGGTTGTAACATTTAACACACCAGGGAAAGTACCAAGTCTATTGATAGCTGTTTGCTCAGGGGTAAATTGTGTTCCGCCTATATTTGGATTTTCACGAGGTCTACCACCACCACTTCTAGCAGCACCTTGACCAGCTACAGTATATAAATCAAAAGAACCACTACTGGTTGAGAGTGTAAGTCCAAAGTTCGGTACCGATGGTCCACAGCAACAGCTGCAACATACTTCAACACACTCTTCATCAATATATTCATTTCCTTGCTCATCAAAAGCCTTCTTTAAAATTAAAAACGACTTACATACTTGACCGTTTTCTGTTTTTGATATATTTTGCTCAGGGTCAAAAAAGTTTATATTTCTCTTATATTCGAATAATCTAAATGCATCTAACCCTAGGTAGTCTTCAATTATTCCAATAATAGTGTTAGCAATACTGCGTAAGATATTACTAAAATTAATATCCTTTAACATAAGGTTACCTACAGCAATTGTTGATGCCGTATATCTACCTAGATATTCTGTGTTAACACGTTCGGTAGAGCGTTTATCGATATACGGAAGCGTATTATCACTATAAACAGCACTCTCAGTATTGTATTGAATAACTTGCGCGCAAGTTCTTTGACAGTTACTAAGATTTCTGCGAATAAATGCTGGGGTTTTTTTAACTAGATTTAATGATATATCGTTTGATTCGCCATAATAAATCGCCGTACCAGCATTTTGCTGAGCTGTATTTGCAAGACACCCTAATATATCAGGCGACGGAAAAAAGCAGTTCTGTACTCTTCCCCTACCCCTGTAAGGATTTTGCGCGTATATAGCTACTTGGTTAGTAAATGGACCATTGTAAAGTTGTCTCATATAATATAGAGCAGCTTGTTCATCTATTTCCGGATTACCTTTTATAAGGTCGTCAACAAAAACCCGTAGTTGATTAAATCCTAGCTGATATACTTTTTTAAACGACTCACAAAGCTCTTTATCCTTATTTGTAAATGTATAACCTAATATAGGACCTTTACTTTGATCCTTACAATCTGTCTCTATAACAGATACAAACTGATCTTTAGTTAATTCTAAAGCTCTTAACGTTTCTACACTTTTATTACATATTGCCATTTAACTTACATCTTTAACTTTCATTCCAGGTCCTGTACATGTCTTAATACATGACATTACGTTATAGTACTTATCCTTATTGAATAGATGTCTCACTTTAGTAACAAACCATCTACCTAATAACTTTTTATCTACAATCTCTTCTTCTTTATTTCTTTTAAATACATCTATAAACTTACCAGGCTTTCTCGCCGTATCACCAATATTATCGATAGCTAGTTGAAGATTAAAAAATGTTAAGTTAGATACCATTTGAGCTTTAGCAATATGCTTAACATGCTCTTTCTTGTATGGTAGAATAAAGGGTTTAAATATCTCGCTTTTTGACTGGTTTAAAGGTAAGAAAGGCTCTGGCTTACCACCGACATATTTAAAAACATCAACAAATGATTTTGTCCATGCTTCTTTTACGTCTTTAATTGTCATTAGTTTTTTAACCTCTATCCCTAACGCTTTATCAGTTGTAGCGATAGAGTAATTAGTAAAAAATTCATTACTGTATGTTACCATAGGTGTAGTAAAGTTTGTACTCTTTAACGCGTTAGTGTATTCATTAGTGGGAATCTTTTGGTCAATTGGGTTATCTGGTGAATCACCAATATTTTGCATATTAGTTAAGTCACCTACACCAAAAGTCTCCTGCGTTAATTTAGAGTTTTCACCAAATATTTTACTAATAGGGCGTAATTGATATTTTTTCTTTACTCTATCAAATGTAAGAAAGCCCTGACATGATAGATCACCATCAATAAAGTAATATATTCTAAGTAAATATTTTATTAAATCAGAATATCTAAATGATATAGGTGGTATAATATACTCTGGAAAATTATCTATAACCATATCACCTGGCTCCCAGTTTTCTTCATCAATGCAACCTGGCCCAATAACCTCTTCTAAAATTTCTTGAATTATATCACCAATAGCGACAGCAGGGCCTCCTCGACCACCACCACCATACCTCTTTCCATAAGGAATTTTTTCATTTAACTTAAAATAATTTTCTTCTATTAATGTATATGTCTTAAAATTATTTGATCGGTCTGTTTTTGAGACACTGTTGCTTTCATTAGCTATAACAAAGTCATATTCTAATTTTATTTCATCTTTCGGTCTCGTATCTAAGTTATTAAAGAGGGTAATTTTAAATTTATCTCTACCGTCGCCTCTAGTGAATACCGTGTTTTCAATAAAATCAAATGGGTTGTTAACAGTCACGCTTGCACTAGCAAACGGCTCAAAAAAGTTTTCTTCTAGCTCAAATGTAACAACTGCAGATTTTGTAAAGTTGATTTCAGCCGGACCACTCCCAGTACCCGGTCCAGTGAGATTAAACTTACAGAAAAACTCACTACCGTTAATTGGATAGATGTCTTTACCTGGCTTCATTAGAAGTGTCTGTTACTAAAGGCAGTTGTCTCGGTAATCTGTTGATAGATTAACCCCCTTTCATTTTTCTTAATATATTTTAGCTGCATGCCTCCTTCAGCGTAAAATAAGTTATTAAGAAGAGGCTTGTTTAGTAAATATATAATCCACCAACTATCAATATCATCGTATATATTATGCGACGTGGTAGTTAAAGGTTCACGAGATTTAACTATATAAGTTTCAAGTAATTGAGGATCTATGTTATCAGGAAACTCTATCTTATTAAGAATATTATAAAAGTAAAACTGCTTATTACTCTTTCCTTCTGTGTATATACGAAATATTCTCTCGTAACGAGTTAAAGGAAGCCTATCAAGTGCTTCGATATCGTTTTGGTATTTTCCTGTTGTTCCTGTTAAACTCATTTTATTGATTTGTTGTTGCTTGCCCTCTCGATCTTCTATCAGCATTCAATGCAGCATCCGTTACATCTAGCAAACGATCCAGCTCCCCGAAGAATACACTCCCACTTCTCGCAGCTTGTGTTCTCAATAGTCC